CAGGTCAACCTAGACGACCTCTTAAGCGTTACGCCTGGTGGTGTGGTCAGACTCAAGAATCCTGCCGCTCTAGTCCCGATACAAACGCCTCCTGTCGGCCAGCAAGCCTTTCCGCTTCTTGAATACTTAGACCAGGTTCAAGCCAAGAGAACGGGTCTCACAGAGGCTTCCCAGGGTTTAGACCCCAACATCTTGCAGAACGTGACTGCTGCGGCGATTGCTGCGCTCACACAAGCATCACAGGGCAAGATCGAACTTATCGCTCGTGTTTTTGCTGAAACAGGCGTAAAAGACTTGTTCAAAGGACTCTTACATCTCTTATGCAAGTATCAGGACAAGGCAGTCATCCTGCGGATGCGTGGGCAGTACGTCCAATACGATCCGAGAGAGTGGTCGAACCAATACGATGTCTCAGTGAATGTGGGTCTTGGGACAGGCAACATCGAGCAAAAGATGGCCATGCTCTCAATGGTTCTCTCAAAGCAAGAGCAGATGCTCCAAATGTTGGGTCCAAACAATCCTTTAGTGTCGCTCTCGCAATATCGTGCAACGCTCGGAAAACTGGTTGAGGCGGCAGGGTTTGCGGATTCTGCTGAGTTCTTCAAGCCTGTCACACAAGAGGTCGATCAAGCCCTTGCTCAACCTCAGCAACAAGGTCCAGATCCTGCGGTCCAGATGATGATGGCTCAAGCTCAAGCAGACATCGAGATCAAGCGTCAGAAAGCAATGGCCGACATCCAGCTTGCAAGAGAGAAGGCCATAGCCGAGTTGGAGCTTAAGAAGATGGAGTTCGAGGCCGAGGCTCAGATGAAGGCTATGAAGGTAGGCGCAGGCATAACCAGCAACATCGAGATACCAGGGTAATCATGGCTACTTACAACGGCTATACAACGGACCAGCTTAGGGCGTTTGTCGATCAATACTTCTCAAACCCTAACAGCGCGGACATCCAGTATCTTGTCAACCAGGGTCTGATACCCAACACCAACCCTGACACTCTTTTGTACTTTGGCCTAACAAACATGTTAGGTTTTAGTCCTGATGTGGCTAGGTCTGCCGTGTCGGATGTTTTTGCTCCACCGCCGCAAGAAGAGCCTCCGCCTTACGAGCCTCCTCCTGTTTACCAACCTCCTCCGGTATATACAGCAACGGATGGCACTACGTTCAGCAGTGAGTCCGATAGAAACAACTATCAAACAGCAATAAACGCGCAGCAAAAGCTACGCACAGACGCGCAAGCCATAGGCATCAACTTGCCTTCATCGTGGTTTGTGATGACACCTCAGCAACAGTTTGACTGGTACGTTTCTAACAAGTTTGGTAGCGACAAACTAAAGGCTTTGGGCGTAACTGATGCAAATCTGCTGAAGGCTGTAGATGACGCAATCAAGCCATTGACTGTAACGGATGTCGTTAATACGATCTCACAGCCAGTAAATCAGGACGCAAACAATCAGACAGTCAATCAGACAACAAATAATCAGACGGTAGATCAAACCGTAAACCAAACAGTTAACCAGGGGTCTACCGTGGCTGCGCCAACTCTACAGTCATGGCAGAAGTTAGATGCTTCTGGGAACATCGTTCCCAAGACGATGGCCGACTACACATTTACGGAGATGGTTCCGTTTGCCCAAAACTTACTGACGCAACAAGCAAGCTCTGGGAAATATTACTCGCCTGATGAGTTCAGAGTGTTCGCAGGACAACAGGGTGTTCCTGATAGCCAAATGGCTGCATTGGTTGCAAGCCTTAACTTCCCAAAAGCTCCCGTCGTACAACAACCCGCCGTTAATCAGCCTGTAAACAACGCAAAACCACTGTCTGCGTACACGAGCGCAGAGATGATTCCGTATATACAGAATCTATTCAAAGACAATCCCAACGTATCCGCGCAGATGATTAGGCAGTATGCTATGTCGCAGAACGTCCCTGCGAGCGTGATTGATGCGGCTTTGAGTGGTGTACAAATACCAACTGCTAACTTTGTGCCTTTTACTGTTGGCGGCGGTACAACTTCACTAAAAGCACCTACAACTGATTTCTTTTACGGCGCAGGCCCGACACAGCAAGCCCCGTTTATGTTCAAGTCTGGTGCGGCTGGATATACCCGTTTATTACCGCAATCCCTAGAGTTTGGTGTTCCTGCTGTCACTGGGACTAAGCCAGCATTTCAGCCTGGTATCTTCGATAAAGAGCAACTTCAAAAAAGTTATGAGGCTCAGACCGGAGCAACCTACGGCGGCGAGTCGGTTCAAGATCAGTTGCAGCAAGCAAGTTACAAAGGCGGCAAGATAACCAAAGAGAAGATTGCTTACGAGAAGGGCGGCAAAGTAAAGGGTCTGCTAGGCCCAAATCCTCCGACTCCAGATGATGGTTACGGAAGTCTCCAGGTCGGTGAGTACGTCATCCGCAAGAAAGCGGTCAACAAATACGGTGAGGATTTCTTGAAAGCACTTAACGAATCACGGTTACCTAAAGACAAGGTTAAGAGTCTCTTATGACGAAATGGGAGCGAGCCAAGGCTTTACTTGGCGATGAGTTTCTGCAAGAAGTCTTTGCTGAGTTGGAAAAAGACAACATCTTGCGTATCATCAACAGCAATCCTGATGAGATTGACAAACGCGAAGAGGCTTACGGGTCGATTCGGGCAGTCAATCAGGTAAAAGCCCGTTTGGAAGCTATTGCCGCCGAAGGCGAGATGGTGAAAAAACGGTTTCGTATATTTTGAATTGAGGTTAGTTTATGGAAGGCAGCAACCCGCAAGGGACTAGCTTGACAGTGGGACAGGCAGCAAATGCGTTCTTAGGGATGATGGGTGGCGGCGAACCTCCGCAGGAGCAAGTTCAAGACCAACCAGACGAGCAAGAGCTTGTTGCCAGTGAATCTGAGCCAGAGGAGTCTGTAGAGGAAGTTCAAGAGGAGGAACAGCGTTTTGTCGTAAAAGCAGCAGGCGAAGAACGCGAGGTGACCCTCCAAGAACTGATCGAAGGCTACCAGAAGGGTACGGATTACCACAAAAAGACTAATCAGCTTGCCGAGCAGAGAAAGACGGTCGAGGCCGAGAAAGCTGCAATCGAGCAAGCAAAGCAGGCGAGAGATGCTTACTCGCAGCGTTTGAAGGTGATGGATAACTTTCTATCGCAACAAATGCAGGGTGAGGATATTGAAAGTCTGAAGGAAACCGATCCGATTGCTTATGCAGTCAAGGTTGCAGAACGTACGCAGCAAGAAAAGCAGTTATCTCAATTACGCGCTGAACAGCAACGCATTGCCAGAGAGCAACAGGCCGAGCACGAAGCGGTGATGGAGAAGCGTCTTGTTGAGGAAGCTAAAAGGGTTGCCGAGGCAATTCCTGAGTATGCGCATCCTGAGAAGGGTGAGAAAGTACGGTCTGAACTTCGGAGTTTTGCCAAGTCCATCGGGTATTCGGACGCTGAACTGGCAAATGCAACAGACTCTCGTGCTGTGTTGACATTGTGGATGGCAAGCCAGTACCAGAAACTGCAAAAGGCCAAGCCTGGTGTGACCAAGAAGGTTGCTGAGGCTCCCAAGATGCTTAGGTCTGGGAACGCGACAGGTAAGACCATAGCCACAGAAGCTGCAAAACAGGACTTTGCGCGGCTGAGAAAGACGGGATCTCGTCAAGACGCTGCCAGAGTATTTGAACGATTCTTATGATTTAGGAGTTAGAAATGACTGTTCCTTCAGGTACATTCCAGACCTTCACGGCTGTAGGCCAGCGTGAAGATTTGACTGATGTCATCTACAACATCAGCCCAACAGAAACACCTATCCTTTCGTCGCTTGCTCGCACGAAGGCAACCGCTGTCTATCACGAGTGGCAGACAGACACGCTTGCGGCTGCAACCACCAACAACGCTCAGGTTGAAGGTGACGATGCAACGGCTGCAACCATCAGCCCAACGACTCGTCTCGGTAACTATACCCAGATCGTTGCTAAGACGATCCAGGTATCAGGCACGATGATGGCTGTTGATCTCGCAGGTCGCCGCGCAGAGAAGGCTTACCAGCTTTCTAAGGCTTCGCAAGAGCTTAAGCGTGACCAAGAGACGATCATCGCTGCTAACCAGGGGCGTTCTGCTGGCAACTCGTCAACGGCTCGCAAGATGGGTTCGTTGTTGTCTTGGCTCAAGACCAACTCGAACTACAACACCACTGATGGTGCTAACCCCACCACCATCGGTGTTTCGACCCGTAGCGATGGTACGACCCGTACCTTCACCGAGGCAATCCTTAAGGATGGCGTTCAGCAGGTTTATACCTCTGGCGGCAGTCCTAAGATCCTCGTGGTTGGTCCTGCTCTTAAGCAGACGGTGTCTGCCTTTGCTGGTATCGCAGCGCAGCGCTACATGGCTCCCGATAACGCTCCCACGACCATCATTGGCGCGGCTGACGTTTATCTGAGCGACTTCGGCTCGATCTCTGTTGTACCTGATCGTTTCGTCCGTAGCCGTGATGCGTTCATCCTCGACCCTGAGTACGCAGCGATTGGTTATCTGCGTCCGTTCCAGACGAACGAGCTTGCAAAAACTGGTGACTCTGAGAAGACCCAGATTCTTGCTGAGTTCACGATGGAAATGCGTAACGAAGCAGCCCACGGTATCCTCGCGGATCTGAAGACTGCCTAAGTTATAAACTGTGGTAAAAAGAAGGGAGGCGTAACAACCTCCCTTTTTTGTTGCTCGCTAAGGATCGCTAAGGCTCGCTAAGGCTCGTTAAGGCTTATGAACACTAAGACTACATTCCATGCTACCGACGATCAGTTTGTGTTCCAGAGAACGCAAGAGATAACTGACATCGTCGAGCAGAATAAAGCCCTGTATAACGCCACAGACGAGCGTGAGCGATGGGGAGAGTGGACACGCTACGCACAGCTTCCCTTTGTTGTTGTTGATGACCTAAACGCCAAGGGCATCATGCGAGGGTTTGCGGTGATCGACGAAAAAAGATTCAGGGCGTGGATGAACGACCCAGAGAACAGACACTTCAGGACGAGGCCAGG